CGACTTTACAACGCGGCTTGGCGTAACTGTGCAAGGTTTGGCCGATCCACCGGCTGACATTACCGGCTTTATTGGCAACGTGACCGCTGGTGGCTTGCATCTGGAATGGGAACCAGTGCCAGACCTTGATTTGTCGTTTTATCGCATTCGCTATAGCAGCCAATCAACCGGCGCGACATACGCAAACAGCACCACAGCGGTTAATAAGGTTGCAAGGCCAGCCAACAGCGTCACAGTGCCGCCGCGTGCCGGTACCTATATGATCAAGGCATATGACAAATCTGGCAATGCCAGCGTCAATTACACCAGCCTAGTCATTAGCCAAAACGATCTGCGCGTGTTTGCAAATACGCTAACACAGACAGAAGACCCATCGTTCAGCGGCAGCAAGACCGGCTGCTCAATTATTTCCGGCGATTTACGAATAACCAACCCAGCTACCGCACCAACAACTGCAACATATGATTTTAGCAATTATATTGACACAGGTTCAGTTAATTTGTGCGAAGTGACAATGCCAATGGACGTTGTGCGGATTGATAACAGCGCGCCTTTGTGGGATAGTATCACCGGCAATTGGGATAGCTTTGCCGGAAACTGGGATGACTGGACGGGTTCGGTACAGTTTACCGATACAAATGTTTTACAATATATTTCGATCACTGATGATGATCCGGCTGGATCGCCAACTTGGTCGGCATATAAGCAGTTTAAAACTGGCGACTTTTCAGGGCGTGCTTTTAGGTTTAGAATAGAGCTGCAATCGACCAGCGATGACGTAACGCCAAGCATTGATGAATTAGCGGCAAAAGTTAGGTACGGGTAATGGCTACACACGATTATGTAATTGACAATCAATCAGCACCATCGGCGCGGTCTGACATTAACAACGTGCTGCAAGCGATTGTGACTAACAATAGCAGCACAACCGCGCCATCGGTCACATATGCCGGTATGTGGTGGCTGGATACGACAAACAATCAAATGAAACTGCGCGACAAGGATAACGCTGCGTGGGTGATTGTTGGCGAGTTGGATGTAACGAATGACCGCTGGAAGCTGATCAGCGATAGCCTAAAAGCTGCATCGGCTGGCGGCATTGACGTGCTAAACAGCAGCGGCACAAAGATCATTGATTTGCAAGTGGCATCACAAGCCACAGCCGAAGCTGGAACGAATAACACTGAGTTAATGACACCATTACGCACAGCGCAAGCGATTGCTGAAAATGCGGTATCTTATCCGCAAGTCATCACAACGCTAACGAGTGGCACCAGCTATACAATCCCATCTGGCGCACAAGCTGTTTTAATTAAGGCATCCGGCGGCGGCGGTGGTGGTTCCGTACACGCCAACCCCGCGACAGGTGGGCTTGGCACAAACAGCGTTACAGTTGGTGGCGATGGCGGCACAACAACAGTTAACAATGGTACGTTAGGGATTGCCATCACTGCGGCTGGTGGGCCACACGGGACAAATCTGGGGTCTGGAGCCGACACAAGTAACTGGTTTACAAATGTTGGTGCATCATCGGCTGGCGGTGACATACTTTACAATGCTGGCGCATCTGGTGGCCGCACAATGACAAACAACTTTGATGGGGGTAGCCAAGACGGCGGCAATGGTGTGCTGGTGCAAAAATATGTCACTGGTTCGTTGGTTGGCGGTCAAGTTTTATCCTATTCGCTTGGTGCTGGCGGCACAGCCACAACTAATGGCGGCAGCATACAGCCGGAAGCTGGCCGAGCCGGTTATATTGAACTCTGGATTTGGTAGGTAAAAATGGCCGATAAAAAAATATCCGAATTGGTATCTATCACCGGCAGCGCAACAGCGGCTGATGACTATTTTGTTGTGGTTGATACATCTGGCGCAGTTACCCATAAGATTAGCCGCGCTGAACTAAACAACGCGATTGAACAAGATGTGCTAGAAAACATTAGCATCACAAACCTTACAAGCGATTTAAACACAAATGGCAACGATATAAAATTTGCCGACAACGACAAGGCCATCTTTGGTGCTGGGTCTGACCTACAGATTTATCACGATGGTTTTAACTCAATCATTAATGACGCTGGCACAGGGTCACTAAAATTCCAGTACGGTGGCACTGATGGTGTTGTGTTTGATAGCAGCGGCAACGTAAATGTTGGTGTGCCAGCAGCAGATACTAGTTCAAATTACATTAGTGTCACTGGAGGGCTTGCTGGAAGTGAACTAAATGCTCAAATACGTTTTTATGGTAAGTCTGTGTCAAACACAGGCGCAACCTACGAAACTGGTAGAATCAGCGGCGGTTCAACTTCTTCTTCATATGCGTTATCAGGTGGTTTAGTTTTCTACACATCTGAAAACAACGGTTCAAATGTTCTTACTTTGTCAGAACGACTCCGCATTAAAAGCAACGGCCAGATTCACGCTGCGGCAGAGTCTCAAAGTATTGCTACATTTGGTGCTAGAAAAAGTGGTGCGGCTATTGAGTTTGGACACGCTAATAATACTGCCGGATATTATGGAACATTAGGTTCTTATGGTGCTTCCGGTATTCCATACATTGGATTCAGTGCGGATGCAGAAGATAGTGTAAATACCTTTACAACAAGGGGTTTCAAAGGGAACTTGATTGTTGGCGGGTCAGACGGAAGTTTAACATTTTCGCAGCTAACCAATGCCTCTGCAACAGGTCAAACCCCAACATCACGGATGCGAATTGACCCCAGTGGCAGCGTAAACATCGGCGGCAGCGGCGGACAAGCCAAGTTTGAGATAAACAACGCAGTTTCGACAACAGGTTCTCTGACAGACACGACAATCAACCTTGCCACCACTGGCGTGACCGGACGCAAGGCAAACATCGGCTTTGGCCTTGCTGGTGGAGTTGCAAACACCAATGCGGCAACCATCGGCTTTGATGTGACCAACGGTGCTGGTGCGCTGCAAGGCGACCTGTTCTTTTCAATAAGAGGGTCAACTGCGGATAGTGTTCCTACAGAACGTATGCGCCTCACGTCAGCGGGCGATTTTTTGGTGGCCTCGACTTCTGCAACCGATATGTGGCGAGGTCTGGGTCAGAATGGCACACATCTTGGCGCAACTTATTGTGCATCACAGTACGGTAGTAATACTAATTTATATATGTCCAAACCATCAGGCTATAGTAATGCAACATATATAGAATTTTGGGTAGTTGGCAGCGGTGTTGGTTCTATTTCAACTAACGGTTCATCAACATCCTACAACACATCATCCGACTACCGCCTAAAAGAAAACGTAACGGCAGACTGGGATGCAACCACACGCCTAAAGCAACTTAACCCTGTTCGGTTTAACTTTATCTCTGACGCAGATACCACAGTCGATGGCTTCCTTGCCCACGAAGTTCAGGACATTGTTCCAGAGGCAATCAGCGGTACTAAGGATGCAGTGGATGACGAGGGCAATCCTGTGTATCAGGGGATAGACCAGTCTAAGCTGACCCCACTGCTAACAAAGGCACTGATCGAGGCGGTTGAAAAAATTGAACAACTAGAGGCGCGAATTACCGCACTGGAGACAAACTAATGGCTAACACATACACTTGGGATTTCCCAGCACTTGACACCAAACCATCAGAGGGCGATTTAACTGATGTTGTCGCGACTATCCACTGGCGCATCACTGCGGTCAGTGATAGCGAAACTAATGCCGAAGGCCAGCCCTTATCGGTTTCTGCTTATGGCACTGCATCAGCCGGTGAGCCAGCCAGTGACGCATTTATTGCGTTTGATGAAATCACAAAAGATTGGTGCAAAGCAAAGGTTTTGGAAAGCTTGAGCAAGACTGAAACTGAACTTTGTGATATGCTAGATGAGCAAATTAACAATCTGGCAAACCCGCCGATTGTGCAGAAAATTCCTGCCAACTGGTAAGGGCAAAGGTGGCGAATGATGAACGAAGAAAACAAGGTCATCATTGACGTTGCGGCTGGCACAGGCACATTTGCTGCGTGGGTTGGTATGGCACCGGACATTGTGGCTATTGCAACAGGCATTTGGGTGCTAATTCGCATCTGGGAAACCGACACCATTAAACGCTTAACTGGTCGTGTTTAAGGCAATCGTTCTAGCTTGCGTAATAGGCGCACCAACCGAATGTGTCGAGTTTCATTCTATTATCTATTCATCATCAAGGGCTGAATGCAAAGCGCGCGCGATGGTTATGTCACGCGATATTGGGGAGCTTGTTAATTTGATGCCGATGAAGTGGCGGTGTCAGCAACTTGCGGAAGGTATGCTGTCACAATGGAACCAATCAGCACCGCCCTTGCTGGTATCAGCCTAGTCAAAGCCAGCGTTGAATTTATCAAATCCAACATAAACACCGCCAAAGATATTGGCGAGATTGCCGGTCAGATTGATGCGCTGTTCACCGGCCAAAAGCAAGTGCAAGAGGCCAGCAACAAAAAGACGGGTTTGGGCATAGCTGATCAATTTGGCGTGCAGTCGGTCGCAAAAGAAATGATTGATGCAAAGCTGGCTGCGGAGCAAATTGCAGAGGTTGCGCGGATGGTCGATTTCCGGTTCGGTCACGGCACTTGGGCGGCGATACTAGCGGAGCGCGCCAAACGCATTCAAGAGGCCAAGGAAGCGCGTGCAAGGGCTAGGAAAGCGGAATTGCTGCGGCAGCAAGAGATGCTTGAAAATTTCAAAATAGGGGCTATTGCTGTCGGGCTGGTTGTGGTTATCATTGGGCTGTTTATCGGGGTTTTAACAGCAACGGCTAGTGCAATTGTTAAATAGCGCAACCGCAACGGGGTTGATGGGGGAATATATTGCTCTGTCTGCGATATTGTCTATGGGCTGGAAAGCGACGCATTGCCCAATGGATCGAATTGATGCGCTGGCGTTCCTTGATCAGACGTTTTTACGCTGTCAGATTAAGACTGCTAGCCTTTTATCTAATCTCGATGGTCGATCTGCGCGTCACCATTTCCAGCTTGGTCACGGCTCTAAAGCGAAACATTTGCCAAAGAAAGAGGATTATGATGTTTTGTGCCTTGTTTCACCCAATGCCAGACGGTGCTTGTTCTTGCCGATTACGGCAGTACGGCAATATAGTATGCGGGTGTCGCCAACGCGCTTTACAGAAGATGCAGAGCGTGAAAGCTGGGATAAAGCGGTGGCTGTTGTTTTGGAGATGAGACGATGAATATGGATCAATTGCGCGAAGAAATAGCCAGCGATGAGGGCGTGCGGCTAGATATATATCTGGATCATCTTGGCTTGCCTACTGTTGGCATCGGGCATTTGATCCGCGAAGCTGATGCGGAATACGGCAAACCTGTTGGAACGCAGATTACGCCGGAACGCTGTCGCCAGCTTTTTGCGCTTGATATTGCTGTCACTGTCGAAGATTGCCGGTCGCTGTTTGAAAACTGGGATGATTTGCCGGATGAGTGCCAGCTAATATTAGCCAATATGGCGTTTAATCTAGGCCGCAGCCGGTTGGGTCGGTTCCTGAAACTGCGTGCAGCTATAGCTAATTATGACTATGATGAGGCGGCAACCCAGATGGCAGATAGCAAATGGGCAAGGCAAGTGCCTAACCGCGCTGGCAGACTTATTGATAGAATGAGGGCTTTGGCAGAATGACACCGGAACGCCTTGACGCTTGGCGCATTGTGCCGCGTTTGTTGATATTAAGTTATATGGTAGTCTTTTATCAAACTTGTGCTTGGTTTATGGCATTGCCGTCACCGAATAATGCACAGGCCGGATTTGTTTCTGTGATCGTTGGCGCAGGGGCAGCGTGGTTTGGCCTATATGTAAATAGCAAAGGGCAAAGCAAATGATCCAGTTTTTAACACCGATTGCAAACCTAGCTTCAACGTGGCTAGAAGGCCGCGTAGAGACCGCTAAAGCTGAGACAGGGGTAAAGGTAGCAAAGGCACAAGCTGAAGCCATTGTGATGCAAAAAAAGGCGACTGGCGAAATTGACTGGGATTTGAAGATGGCTGATGCCAGCGTATCTAGCTGGAAAGATGAATGGCTGACCTGTCTTTTTAGCATTCCGCTAATATTAGCCTTTTGCGGCGATTGGGGCAGAAATGTAGTCGCTGAAGGTTTTGCTGCGCTGGAAACTATGCCGGAATGGTATCAAGTCACGTTAGGCGTTATTGTTGCAGCCAGTTTTGGCGTGCGGTCAGCCACTAAGTTTTTTGGCAAAAAGTAAGGCGGCTATTCCAGCCGCCAAACCCGCCACCCGTCATCCATTTTGCGGGTGGTATATTTTAGGCCACGATATCGCAGCGCGTCACGCAACGACATTGCTTTGTCATAAGTATCGCAAAGCACGCTGTCGCCGATTTCCATATCATTGATGATTTCAATCTTGCTGCGACCGGCTGGCGGCACTGGCACGTTCTTTTCTATTTGCATTGATTATGTCCAATCTTTCCCGAAAGCATCCAAGATGCAGAATTTGTTTTGCCCCGTCCACGACCCAATCGGGGTCACTAAAGCGCAGGGTCTTGTCGCACCATATGCACCGACCTTGTGCATTCGAGGCCGGTGCATAGGTTATTTTCTTTTTAGAACGGGATCGCATCTGCTAAAGGCTGCATCTGTTCTGCCCTTGGCGCATCCTGTCCCTTTGGTGGCATCGGATCGCTAATTGCAGCCGACATATATTTATTGCCAGCGGCACTTTCCCGTATCCACAGCGCAATGCGCTTTTCAACGCCATCGACATTAATCTTGCCGGTGTAATCCGGCTGGTTTTCGGCGGTCTTGTCGTTGTTCTTAAAGATCGCGCCGCGATTAGTGTTATCATAGTCAGTCATTAGACAATTCTTCCTTCCGTTTGCTAAACATTGCAATTTGATCATCTGGTGCTTTTATGCCGCTTGCACCATACAGCGTTGTGTAAAGCGCGTTGACATCACGCACGCTTTCACAGGCATCTAATTTTTCAGCTAGGACGTTGTTGGAGGCGGGGACAGCCGCCGGAGTGGATGCGACGACTGCCCCCTTTGGTTTAGGCTGCGAACGGGAGGGAAACGCGCCACCACCGCTTGCGAGATTACCATCATCGTCATTGCTATTCAATCCGAACATCGTCAACAAACTGGCACGCCGGTAATATGTCACGCAGCTAATAAATGACTGCGGGGTGTCTTTCTCCGGCGCAATCTGCAAAAAGCTGCTAATCTTTTCGCCGGTTTCCAGATGCACCACTGTCGTCACCAGCGCACCATCTTGGAAATATTGCGCGAATGACAGCCCATATTCCGGCAGTATATCCAGCGCAGTTAGAACGTCGCCCAGCGTCGAATATTCTGATTTGAACATCGGGTTCTTGCCAGACTTGCCGACACTTGCGGCGCGTCTAACGTCGGCTAATGCCGCGTGCAGTTTTAGATTTTCCATAACTCTTTAGCCCTTTCCAGCCACTCTTGCTTCATATTCCACTGATACATATGACCCCAGTCTGGGTCGGTAATTGATGCCAGCACTTTCGGATCGGTGCTAACCTTCAATAGATTTTGCCGGATCAAAGCCTTTTGCCGCATTTCATCAAGCGCGTGATTGATCCCGTCCGCTTGCAATTCTTCACAGTTATATGCGTTGAAGATTACCGCGTCGTGTTCTGCTATATAGATAATTGAAGGCGTGACGCGCAGCGCGTGCCAATAAATAGCCGCTTGGCAGATATGCGCGAACTCCGGCTTTTTAGGCAGCGTGGCCTTTGCCCAGCCTTGCGACCCGTCTTTGAGCAGTTTAGTCTTGCGCGGTGCTTTGGTTTTCATCTCCGCAAACATAGAGCCTTCAACAAGCAAATCGACAAAACCCAATATCGGCACGTTCACGTCATCTAACCAACATTCAATTCGTTCTTCATCAATTGCGCCCGTGAAGCCATTTTCTACACAAACATTCACGCCTTGATGCACCATTGCTGGGATACATTCACGAAATTTCACGCGCAAAACGTCATCCTCATCCGCTGGATGAAAGTCAAACGCGATCTGTGCTGCTTCGATAGCTTCATCAATATCTGCGCCGTGGCAGACGATTGACTGCACCGCGTTATGCACAGATGTGCCTATGGCCGCGCGTTCACCAACGCCGACCTTGCTGCGTTCGTCTTTGGTCAAATGCAGGTAGTCAAATATCCATTTTGCCGGTGAGCGTAATAGCTGGCTGGCAGATAAATGGCTGAAACCTGCGGTTGTCCACAATTCACTGATTTCCCGTTTTTCCATACCAAACACGTTAGACCAGATTGATCGCAAAACGCAACACTTATTTTTTTGCTTTACATAATGCCGGTTCATCGGCAAGGATAGGGGCAACTGAAACGGGGGCAGCTATGTCTGGATCAAAATCAAGGAACAAGGGTCGCGGTTACGAATACGAGATTGCCAAGGAACTTTATGAGCATCTTGGCATCAATTTTGTGCGCGAATTAGATCAGACGCGGCAAGCGCATCTTGGTGATTTGGTGACGACTGATTGCGATTTTCCTTTTGTGATTGAGTGCAAAAGGTACAAAGCTGGCGTTTCCGGCGACTGGTGGTCACAGGTATGCACTGCCGCTGCGGTTGCTGAGAAACTGCCAGTGCTATTTTACCGGCTTGACAGGATGAAAACCCGCGTGCGGTTGCCAGTCGCGGCTATTGTCGGGCTGGCTGGCTATTCGGCAAATCAAGACGTAGCAGAACAATATGATTGGCGATATGCCGTTGAAACTGACCTTGATACTGCAATGATGATTATTAGGGAGACACTTGCTAATGGCTAGGCATATGGACACTGTTGGCGACCGCGAATATACGATGATTTCAAGCGAAACGTGGATCGACGTGAAAGATTTGACTGTGGAAATCTTCAAAGGCAAGGAAGGCATTGAGGTGCGGGTCTTACCGCGCAACGCTGATAACGGGGTTGAGCCACTAGGCGTGATCCGCGCCGATTATGTGGCAACAGCGTTAAAACGTCATAACGTTATCCCATTTTTTCCGAAAGGGCATTTCAATGATCCAACAAGGTGATGGCAAGTTTCAAAAACTGTATGAGCAAGGCAGATGCCCTAAATGCCGCAGCCAGATGGAATGGACTGGTAACACCGGCATCTGCAAAACGTGCAAAACGATGCACAGCTTTATAGGAGTGGATAAAGATGGAAACCGAACACAATCTGAAAATGGAGTTGCTGACGATTGCTGATATCGGCAAGGCGTGGAAATGCGACCCCGTTAAACTGCCGCAATATTGTCAGCTAGATTTTGCCCTAACTAGGCAAGGCAAGATCGAGGCTTTTGCTGAAGTTAAGTGCAGGACGTTTCCGCGTGATCGGTATAAAACGTCACTGATCCATTTGCACAAAATGATGTATGCGCGGCAAGTCGCATTTGAGACCGGCATTCCGACGTTTCTGATAGTGCGCTGGACTGACTGGATCGGGGCTTGCAGCTTCAAAGTGGATTTCGCCACGACGATTGGCGGCAGACGGGATCGCGGGATAGAACGCGATTTTGGGTTAATGGCCGAAGTGCCGATTGATGAATTTCATATGATAAAGGAACTGAATTTTGAATAGATCACAAGCACTAGAGAATGTTGAACGTATTTTAGAAGAACGCGGCGCAAATTACGGCGATCTGCGTGAAAACTGGCAGCAAACGGCAAAGATGATCGAAATGATCGTTGGCGTTGACATTAGGCCGGAGCAATTCGGTGCGATAATGATTGCTATGAAGCTGTCACGATTGTCGAACGCCGATTGTCAGCATTTAGACAGCTTGCTGGACATTATCGGCTATGCGGCACTGACCATTGAAATATTGGGGGATGTAGATGAGCATTAAAGCAGTATCGTGGGCGTTAGAACAATCGCTTGGTGACAGCACTGCCAAGCTGGTGCTGATCGGCATCTGTGATCGTTATAACGATGATTATAATGCGGCGTGGCCTAGCATTAAATGGCTGGCTGTTGCGGCTGATTGCAGCGAAAGAACAGTCAAGCGCAAAATTCAAACATTGACCGAAATGGGGCTAATTAGTGTCGATAGAAGTCCAAATCGCACCAATAGATACCATATTGAACCATTACGAACTAACCCTAGTGACAATTTGTCACCTAGTGACATAGCTGTGTCACCACCTAGTGACATAGCTGTGTCACCCGAACAATATAGAACAATACAAAATAAAAATAGGAAAATGAAAGTTGTCGATTGGGAACCTTCACAATCTGATCGCGAATATGCTGAGAGTAAAGGGCTGGATGCAGCCGAAGTGTTAGAGGCAATCCGGTTGTGGGATAAGCAAAACGGCAATAAAGCCGCCTACGTTGATCTGACAGCCTTTTGGCAGAACTGGTGCATAAGAGATGCCAAAAAGAAGCCAAAGCGCGTCACAGGCCATTCTAGGCCATCTAG